TTTCTTAGCCGCTTTATCAAATAAGAAAGTAGCTTTTGCTTCTACTTCTTCTCCGTTGATTTCTAATTCAGTAATAGGGTTGATTGTATTTTCAGTCATTCTTTAACCTCTTTCTGTTATTTTTACAAAAAATAGAGGGCTTAATGCCCTCGTAAAGTTATGCACCAGCACTAGGTGTACGATTTTCATATGAGTCTGTATAAGCTCCCATATCTTCCCATTCAACTGTAGGAGCAGCAGCACTAGGATTGAGCCATTCTGGTGGCAATGAATCAACAGAACCGTTAGCACTGTTAAATTTAACTTTTGCAGTAATTTCGATTTTGTCATCCTCATCATCAAATGACCATTCGTGCTCTTCTACAATTACATAAGCGAAAGTACCGTGATGTTTACCGTCACGTTTCTTAACTTCCCAAATCCATAAACGTAACTGCTTGAAGTTTTTAACTGACTCTTTTAAAGCTTCTTGACCTTTGTCGCCAGGAACACGGTCAACAGTTAACTTGATTTCTTCTTCTACAGAGTTACGACCATAGTCTTTTTTGCCACCTGTAATCATTTCAGCTAAGTCATTACTGATTGTGTGTCCACCTTCAGCTAAACTAGCTAACAGAATAGCATCTTCTTCTTTTAACTGACTTGCTAAATCTTTGTCAGCAATTTGTAACGCTGCAATGTATTTATTCTGTGCCATTCGTTACACTCCTTTGTAAAGTATTGTGTCTGTATTTAAAAACAAGCCGGATGATACCGTGTTTCGTGTACTGATCTATGTCAGTAATCACTTCTTGTGTATCAATCCGACTTTTAATGAATGAGTAATGTTCGATTTCAAATTCAGTATTAAGTACATGGCCTAAAAACTGAATAATTTGCGCTGCTTCATCACGATTTCTCGCTTGACTATACACGTGTAAGGTTACGCCAACATCTTCAAACATACTCGTTGTCGTTTCTTTATTAGTGACGTTTGTTTCACCCACAACGATATATGGGTAAACAGCGTCTTTTTGAACGCAATCAAAAACCCTACCACCAAGCTGTTTTTTGATGATAGGGTTGCTTTTTAATTTGTTATATATCTTGTTAAACAGATACCGTTCTACTGATACCCACATATCTTAACCACCTTATGAAAAATACTTATTGAAAAACGCTCTACCTTCATCAATTGCTGGTTCCCAAAAGGGTTGTGCATGTTGCCCTTTAGTTGTGTGCCAATGTCCGTCTGCGTCTTTGTAACGCCACGGGATATTCTTTGCACGACTACCACCTGGACCGACTGCGTATATCCCTGTACCGTAGTTGACGTACACTGCATACTCACTACCAATATTAATAACGCCTGTTAATCCACCCTTCTTAAAGTCCATAGAAACACTTTCTCTAAGATAACCGGTATCAACAGGCATGTTACTAACTATTGAATTGTGAATAATTGTTGTTGTCTTGGCTATACCTTTTTTAGCCCATCTAATCGTTTCTTTTTCGAACTCCTCAAGTTCCTTAACTAATTCCCAATTGCCATATTTAACCTTAGCCAATAGGACACTCTTTCAACCGAGTAAGATTGATTTCTTGTTGTCCACCTTGGTCGACAGGTTCTCCTACTACTTCGTAAGTTTTACCGTTGTATTTGAATAAGTTTTTGTTAGTTATTGGCAGGCTGTACGGCGTATATAGGTTTCTGTCGTATGATTGGTTCATTTGATGAAACTTGAGTTGTTCAGATGAAGTAGGCGTATCCATAAAGCCTTGTATTGTTTTTTCGCTCTTAAAGCGCTCTTGTTCACGTGGATACTCTCCTACAACCTCTCTTGAACCTAATTCGATTGTGTGAGGAAACTCATTTAATGGATTAAACATGATAACCAGTCCAACGTAAGCGTCTAAATGGTTTAAGGTACCCGTATGTTTCCTTAGGTAGATCAGTAACGAATGTGTAACTCACAGTTCCCATAGTACGTGAAGAAATATTACTAGTCGTACCTTGTTTAATACAATTAGCGATGAATTTCTCTACATTACTAGGTAATGACTTCCTATTGAATGTTTGATTACAATATTCTTCAGCTACATTCAGATACTTTTCGATAAGTAATTCGATTGTTTCGTCATTTGAAGTATCATCGAGTGAGAGATTGTTTAATAATTTAACGTCTTGTGCGTTCATTACTCAACACTTCCTAATGCTTCAATGAGTTCATCTTTTTTCATACTAGAAAAGCCCTCTATTTCACGTTCTTTAGCGAGTTCTCTTAATTCTGATACTTTCATACCTTTTAAGTCTTTGTCGCTCTCTACACGCTCAATAAGGGGCTTGTTTTGACGGTTCTCTTTTGTGGATAGTTCAGTTAATCGTTCATTACTTACATTTAAACCTTTACGAGGGAACGTATCTCCAACGTTATATTCGTAGTTGTTATCTTGTAAGTCTGTGAAGTATTCGATTACTTTATACATACGTCACTACCTCCTTTTATGCGCCTGAGTCTGTAGTTCCTGCGCCTTTAGTAACCTTAACTGCTTTAGATTCATCATATAAGTATGCTACATAATGTTTATCACTGTATAAAGCAGTTGTTTTAGTTGAAGGATCACGGTCAGTTTCTAAGAAGAAATCACGTTTAGTGATTAATTTAACTGCACCACGTTTAGCTAAAATAGCTTCGCCCTCATCTAATTTCTTAGAACGTACAATTACTGCACCTAAAGCTTCACCAAATGCACCTTTAACGATAATGTTATCGCCTAATTCAGTCGCACGAGTGAAGTTTGAAGAAGCACTAGAACGTAACTTGCCAGCGTCTTTAGGGTTAATGAATAATACCATTGGTTCTAAATCTTCATCGTCAAATGTATCAATAGCAGCTTCTAAGCCTGCTAATGTGCCGATGTCTGCACTTACAGTTAATTTAGTACCTCGTAAAGCTTCTAATACGTCATTATCTACTTTGTTAGCAATAGCTAAACCGTGTTGACGTACTGCTTCTCCTTGAGGGTCACCATAACCAGACAATAAAGCTTCATCAGTAATATCAGTACCTTTACCGATTTTATGAATTTTAGCTTCACGTCTGTTAGTTTCAATTTTGTCTACAGGAATTTTTTGTCCTTCAGGTACTACTGTAGCATCACCACTGTAAACAAATGCAGGGAAAGTTAAAGTGTCACCTGGTTGTCCTACTAATGTACTGTCAATGTCTGCAAATTGTGCAAATCTCAATTTCTTATCTAATTCTGCTTGCATCATAGGTTTTAATACTTCTGGAACGATTTGTGTACTTTTAGTTGTTGTTCCTTGTGCCATATGTTATTACCTCTTTTCTAATTGTTTATTAGAGTGTCGTAAGTTTTTCTATCGTTAACGAATAGATTAGTTCTCTCTGCGACACTCATATTGTTAAATTCTTCTTGTGTAATCCCACCATTTACGTTTTTACCGTCATCCGGTGTGCGTCCACTTGGTTTAGATTGTTCAAATAAATGCTCATTCTCTTTTTTAAACTCACTCATGTAATCATCTAACCCTTTAACATTTCCGTTGTCGTCTACTTCTAAATTACCTTTATCGATTAGTTTGATTACTTGTTCAGGTTTAATTGCTTTTTCTTTAGCTAAAGATACTTCGATAGCTTTATTTAACTGAACGTCTTTGAGTTTTTGATCGTAGTTGGCGTTTTGCTCTTTATATTTTTCTAACTCTTGTTTAAGTTCATCGTTATCACCAACATTATTTTTGAGTTCTTCAATTTGATTATCACGATTTCTAATTTCTTCGTTAGCAGTGTCTAATTGTTCTTTTAGTGAATCAACTTTCTCTGCCTTCTCTTTATATGATTGCAAACCTTCATGATGTTCGTCGATAATCTTTTGAATAGCATCTTCTTCGACACCTAAACCACGTAAAAATTCTCTTTTCATTATTACTACTCCTCACATTTTTTATTACGGTGGTCTTTTCCACCATGAGTTTGCACCTTTTAACGCCTTGAGCATATTTTGGGCATAAAAAATAGCCAACATTTAAGTGTTAGCTATAATAAGTTAAAATTTGCATTTTCAGCATTTTTCTCATTAATATAATTTCTAATTATTTCTGTATCAGCTTCGTTGCTTATTCCTACCTTTACAACTGGTCTATCATTCTTTAATTGATTAATTTCTTCGTATAGTTGTTTGATACGCTCTAATTTCTCAATTGCTTCATCAGCATCGACATTAACCTTTACACTAAACTCCATCTAAACACCTTCTTTATACTTTCTTCTTTCTTCACTACCGTCTGAGTGAATAACAAGAATGTAATCTTTCAAGAAATACAACTTAATTAAATTATCTTCACTCATAATCAAGCACTACCTTTCCGTTTCTCTTTTTCCCAATCACGATATGTAGTGAATGGAATAACGCCATCTTCCTTGGTTCTCATTACAGTAGGTAATTCATCTTCGTCTATGTAATAAAGTAACTTACAACGACAATTGATGTTCTCTTTTGCACTAGCTACACCTACAAACAACTTAGGTGCAGGACCTACACAACCACTTGAATGAAAGTTATCTTCAATATCAACTGAAGTACCGTCTAAGTGTCTGTGTGTATCACGTGTGCGTGTATCTTTAGTAGCATACCAACGTTTTTTCATATTAATTCCGTTATCTTTAGCTACCATTGCACTATCTAACCCTGCTTGTGACAATGCACGTCCTGTTTCTGTACGTGCTACTCTTACTGATTGTGCCTTTGCCATTCCTAAGTCATCTCTCAACGCTTTAGCTATCTTAGAGTAGCCCTCGCCACTCATAATGCCTTGTGTGATATGCATACGAATACGCTTTAATGTATCATCACGATGTTTTTGTAGTGTAGGCACTAGCTTAATAAACTCAATAGGTTGTTCTATAGCTGTCTGTATCGTTTGTGTGGTGGGTATATCAAAGTTCATAGATGTTTGACTTGCCATTTCATACAAAAATAGGCTCATCATGTACTTTTCGATATAGACTTTCTGTTGCGACTGTTTGATAGCCTTAGCTACTTCTCTGTAGTCTTGTGACAACATTTGGCCTATACGATTAAGCTCTTTGTTGAGCCTGTTATATTTATTGAATTCAGTCCACGTCACTTGTGGTTCATCTCTATCATATTTTTCATACATATTTGCAATAATCTGTTTGATTTCTTTTAAACGTTTAGCGAATAGAGTTTCTATTTCTTTGTTAGCTTGATTAATCAGTTTGTCGATGTAATTGTCGATGTCATTCTGGTTGGTTATCTTCGGATTGTCTTTGTTGTTCGTCATTCAATCCCTCCTCAATGTCAGGGAGTTGTTGATTGAGTTCTATGTTTTCTTGCTCTATTCTTTCCATTTCAGCTACAGGATCTTGTACCCACGAATGATTACCAAGAATAGTTTCTTTAGATAATAACCCTGTAGAATTCATAGCGATTTGAGAGTTTTCTAACTCATTAACCATTACATTGAAGTTGAATGTAATCTCGATGTCTTGCACTTTCACATCTAATCTGTAGAAGTCGATAATGTACTGCAATAACTCTTGTAATGCAGTAAGTGTTTTATTCTTCAATTTATTAGCTTTTAAGTCTAAGTTACTGTACATAAATTTAAGTGCAATACCACTTGGACTATTGCCAAATTTATCTTGTTGGAAGTCTACACCTTGTCCAAACTCTATAATGTAATCACGTAACATCTTCGTGTATTCCTTAACAGAGTCAATAGGCACTTCTACTTTGATAGTGTCTACGCCGGAACCACTTTCCCCTGCAACACTAATTGCTTTGTAGTATTTAAGGTTATGCATGAAGTCTTTCATATCTTCACCTTCATAACCTTTTAAGATATAGATTAACTCTACTGATTCGTCAAAAGTGTTTTGTGTATCAGATAATCGCTTATCTAACGCATCTATGATTGTCTTGTACATGAATAAGTCAGATACTTCTTGCGGGTTGTTCTTGAACGGAATAAAAGGAACACGCCCCCAACTCATCAATTTATTACCTTGATAATAATGAGGTTGTATATGATCATCACTACGATAGAAATCAGGGATAAGTTGTCCTTCTTTCAACTCATAGAACGTTACATCATCTTCAGTCCAATATTCAACACGTTCTGCTCCGTCTAATTCATACACACGGATAAATGCTTGTAGTTCATCTCTTTCTTTATTAGTCCAAATAGGGATAGCTTGTTCTGCAGGCACACGAAACGTTTTAAATTCCCCCTCTTCATCTACATAAGGTTGAACCCATTCGATACCTTTATTACTTGCAGCAGTTAATATATCTACTAACTTGTCATCCCACTTGTGATTAAGTGTATGTTGTATTTGCTTTAATGCTTTGTCATTATCTACACCAAATGTCACTGGATTAGCTACTGCATAAGCTACTTTCTGGTCTACTAAGTTTTGATGGTAGTTTGTGTACATGCGCCAGTCTGGTTTAGTTTCATCATAGTCACCGTTCACATCTCTTTTGAAAGGAGCGTCTAATATATCTGGGTGATGATTATAATATCTTTCGCCCATTGTGATATTGTCTATATTCTCTTTATGTTCTCTAACCAAGCGCAATATCATTTCTTCTTGTGTTTCATACTTCGGTTTAATCTGTTCTACCACTTGTTCGTGATATGGTTTATCCCATGGCCAGTTAATGCTAATCACCTCGTTTACGTAAGTATGCTAAGTTTATTCTGCCTCATGTCACGCTCTAGGGCGTATCTAGTGGCGTCAATTGTATGGTCGTTTTTATCTTCTAATTTAGGAATAATATCTCCATCTTTATCAGTTTGATAATCTATGTTTTCAAATTCTCTTGCTATATTCGGTGTACGTTTTGGATCTATTATGATAGCTTCTAAATCAGATAACCATTGTTCACCATATTCTCTGCTATCAGGTCCTTTTTTAACCGGTCTTACTTTTTTCATGCCATGTTCTTGCTTTAATTCAGCTATTGATTTAGGTTCGGCATGGTCAGCGTAAATGTCGTCTGACTGATATTTTCTTTTCCACATTTCGTTTGCATATTGCCTATTACTAATCTGAACACCGTAATATTCATCGATAGCGTAAATAACCCGTTTCTTTTTATCATAATGCCAACGGACAAACGCTAACGGATCGTCAGCATATCCAAAGTCAAGGCCATTCCTTATGTTGTCAAAACCGTCAATCATTTCTTGGGGTATCGTTTCTATTTGTAAGTTATTAAACGGTACAACGCCACTACCAATGGCTTCGCCCATATATTCCCAACGATAACGTAGTTCGTTACGTTCTTTAGTACTCTCTGCCTCTTGTATAAACTGTTTAGAGATAAAAGGGTTATCTAAGTACGTTGAATGGTGTACGAACGTATTATCCGGTTGGAATGAGGTCTCATATTTTTTGTTAACCCACGATTGTTTTCTCTTAGGAGGGTTGTAACTAAAGAAAAACTTGTAAAATAATCCGTCATCTAATTCACCACGTAACATAGAGTTAGTAATTGTAGTGACTTCATCTTCTGTCTTAAACTCTGCCAACTCCTCTATCCACATGATAGAAAAAGGGAATCGACTATCTTTTAACGACTTTAATCGTTCAGGGTTCTGCGCCCCTCTAAAGATAATCCGATTCCCTCTAGGAACATATGTGATTTCCATTGGCGACACTTTAACTTTGAACAGGTGCGACACCTTTTGTTCTTCTATCGCCCACTTAATTTGCTCAAATACTGATGTAGCTAATGTATTGTCTGTCTTACGTACTACAACTGCATTCATAGGATAGCGCATGATTAACTGTGTAATGATTATAGATATGTCAGACGACTTACCACTACCACGTCCTCCTTTAGCCACTACGTTAAGCTTTTTTCTATCCTTAGTTGCTTTCCATAAGCTATGAAAGTGTTTAGGTAACAGTTCAGATAATTTAATTGATATCATCGTCGAAATGCACCGTCGCAGTCGTTTCGATTTGTTGCTTGTCTGTCCACATCATATATCGTTTGCCTAATAATTCTGCAGCTTTCGTTCTAGCGTTTGTATCTGATCTTTTTTCCAAAGACTCTACTTCCATTTCACCTCTACCAATTCCAATCGGTATGAGTTCTTGGTCTGTTACCTCACCACGTAATACAGAGGTGAGATATTGGAGTATTTCGTCTTGGTCTGCGATTGTATCTTTTTTAAGTTTTTCCATTCGTCTGTCTATTTCTGCTCTTATTCCCACATTTTCCAACAATTTATGACTACTTGATTTTGCGTATTTCTCACTATAACCAGCCCTGATTGCCGATTGATAAGCAGTACCTGTCTTAATGTACTCATCAACAAATGCTTGTTGTTTAAGGTTCAGTTTCGTCATCGTATATTACCACCTACTCTCACGGTTAAACACCTTTGTTTGACGTATAAAAAAGACACTGCATAAACAGTGCCTAACGATTATGTTTTGTTATTTATTTGAGTTTATGCACTCATGTCACATCTCTATGTCACATCAATACATAAAAATAAGTTACCCGTGTGTTCTCACGGATAACTAATTAAGGGAGGAGAAAAATTACATGTCAAGTATTCATATCATCGTATCGGAAGCCGTGTTGTAAGATTCAATAAAACTACCCGCCACTCTGACGGATAGTTAAGCAATCGGATGTGCAACGTCTAATCAAGGACGATAAACACTTATCCAATCACTTCGATATTGAATACCCCACCATAGTGCGAAAGGATAAACACTATGTCTTGTGAGGTAATTCTTACAATATCATAATACACCGATTATAAACGGACTTACACACTTCAAAAGTCCACCTTACACATAACCTATGAATTCTGCCAATCTATTTATCATCGCGTCACGTCGTCTTAATATACTCGTCTTACTTGTTCCGAAGTAGTCAGCTATATCCTCCCACTCACTGCAACCTATTGGACATTCCCAATATCTCAAACGCATTAAGTCTTGTGTATCTTCATCTGATTCATATATAAGCTTATCTACACCTTTTACAATATTACGTAAGTTGTTATAACGATTGTCACTTAACTTCTTAATTGATTCTCTCTCAATAGGATTACCTGGTATATTACTTTTACCTGCACCTACATTTTCGGGTTCGTGGTTCTCTAACAATTCATACTCTCTTACTTTTAACTCTCGTCTGTAACGCTCTATGTTCTTGATATAATCTTCTAGTTTCTTTATATCGTGTCGTTCAATCGTTATCATACTTACCCTCCATTCCTTTAGTTTCCTTTTTTATTAATTCGCTTTTTGTATTCTTCATACTTTAAATTTTGAAAATCATTACCGCCGTCATATTCATCCATTTTACTTAATATACTTTCTAAAGCTACAATTTCACCGATTTTAACATGGGTACTACGGTCTTTATCGTTTTGCATCATCAAAATTAAACTAAGAACTAGAGTTTTTAATTTAATCCACTTGGATTTATAAAACATCACTTACCCTCCATTCTCCAACTTATCTTTCAAGGTCTTAATCTCATAATCTTTCACTTCTAACTGATGTTTTAGATCATTCTGTTCAAGTATAGAGCCAAATAGTAGTAAAACTAATATAATGATTGCTATTACGCCCCACATTGTTTGACCACCTCTAAATTAGGTTTGTGTTCTAGTACACGTCCGTTAAAACTACATGCATCTTCTTTAGCTGAATATAAATCGTCGTAAGATAAAGCTTCAAATACATTGTCAGTGATTATGCATGTGTTTCCATAACTACCTATATATTTTTTCACTAAATATACTCCTTTTTTTAACTCAACCACGTATTTGCCTATGTTGTTTTTATTATCCTTATTTTTCAACCAAGATACCTCTCTTTCTAAATGTAACTTATCTAATTGCAATCCATGTTTATCTTCCTGTAACTCATTAACTCTTTTCTCTGCTTTAATCCACTTATATATAGCAAAAATACACAGTACTAACACAATTGTTACCGATAATAAACTTATCCAAATCACTTTAATAACCTCCGTATATGCCATTCAAATGAGCGTGGTCATTCTCGTCGAAGTCCTTAGGCACTTCCACCTCATCATTAGCAGTTAACTTATAATACAACTCTCTACCAATCCATTTACCTAACTCATACATAGCGATAGTAAACCAAATCTTTAATATGCGTTTAATCAACCTTTTCACTCCTTATTCAACTTATTGTTTTCGAATTTCTTTCTTTTGCGTTCTTCAAACTCTTTGCGTTTGTTTCTAGTATTTTTTGCAGCTTTTTTATACTTTCTTTCTTGTTCGTGATTTCTTAAATATACTTTCAATATCATTATTACGTTAATAATTAATAGAAATAAGGATATTGCAATTACAATAAAGTTCGCCACTACTTCATCACCTCTTTACTCTTTATTTTTAAATTTCAAAGTCACTACATCTCTAAAATGTTGATTTCTTGTATGAGTTTCTGAAAGTTTATAATTAGTTATCATTTCAATAACTTCATAATCTACTAGGTTCAGACGAGATATGTGAATATTAGTTTCATCTTTTCCGTCAAATAATCTTTTTAATATCTTTATTGTCGGTTGTTCAAAGCCTTTCACTTCCCCAGCACCTCTTTTACTCTTTCTAATATATCTTTCTTACACGTAGCCTTTATCTTTGTCTGCTGTTCCATCTTGTCTTGCATGATTATGCTCCATTTTCTTTTTGTATGCGTCAATAAGTTGGTTGATAGAGTAGTGTACTTTTCCAATAGCTAAAACTAAATGCAATGGTGTAATTATTTTCTTTTCATTCACTAAATTATTAATTTCAGTTAAAAACGTTTTAGTATAATCTTTATCATAAAAATCAAATGCGTTTTCGTATTTTAAGGCATTAATCTTATCCACAACTTCATGAGAATGTTTTTCTTCAATGTTCCTTTGATTTGCAATACTCAATCCAAAGGCCAACATATCTGCCAACTCGTCTAATTGAACATCTAATGGCTTACCTGGTTTCTTCTTCCAATTCTTGAACGTTTCTAATGTGTTAAACCATTCAAAAAACTCAACAACATAGGCAATTCTGCTATCCTGTAAATTAAGTGTCGGTATTCTACTGTCAAAGTCCTTTTGTATTTGTAATAATTCTTCTAATTGATCTACTGTTAATGCGTTAGTCATTTATTGTTCCTCCATTTTCTACTAAACTCTTTGAATTACTTTCTACTATCTTGTCGTACAACTTTGCTTTGCGATACACCTCGTTAAGCTCTTTGATTAACAAACACCCGTCATGCCCTGTAAAAGCTGTAGAGGATACTATGCAACGTTGGATAAATTCTCTATTGTCCATTGCAAGCCTCCAAATCACTTAATAAATTTTGAAACTCATGCGTTCCGTCTAGTTGGTCCATGTATTTTAAATCTCGATTTAATTCGTTTTCACTTACCATTGCGTTAGCTATTTGAAACAACTGATATTGATTGTTTGGTGTTATTATTTGATTTACTGAGCGATGTACTTCCACATATTCTTTTAATTTCTTCTCTTTCAACTTTATCCATAAACTTTTATAATCTTTATCTTTCATTATCTGCACGCTCCTTAAAATTTATAATCACATGACAGATGTTTTGAAATATTGCATCCGGTTCTCTATCTTTTAATGTCCCGTTAACGATTAAATCATCTATCTCATCAAACGCCTCTGCCTTCTTTTTAATTTCTGCCATATCATTGATGAGTTCATCACGTTGTTTCTTGTATGAGTCACGTTCATCTCTGAACTTCCACCAATCACTACGCGGATAGCTTTCGTCTAAATCTAAGTCTTTATTCCTGATAAATTCTAATAATTGTTCTTTAGTTATTTCTGCCATTCCTATCCCTCATTCCATTTAGAATTCTCTTTCAAAAGCCCTGCTTTTCTTAACTCATCGTTTAAGCAATATTTCCCGTCCTCGTACCATACATTAGCTAGGTATCTACCAAATACATCGCTCTTGTATGTCTGAACGTATATATCTTTGTTTTCTACACATGATCTAGTTAATACTGTTGCCTCTTTATAATTCTCTTGTCCTCTCTCTGGCGTATCGACACCTAGCAAACGTACGCGACGTTTAGCATAGGTATCAAAGCCACAGTCCAGTAAGATATCCAAAGTATCCCCGTCAACAACATTGGTGCATGTTGCTTTGTATGTGTATAAGTTGTTGATGTCTATCGTAAACACTCCTTAATCTACTAATTTTCCGTTTTCCCATATTCGAGTTATAGTTGAATCATCATTCAACATATAGAAAACTTGCGGTCTATATCTGGTAATAGACAATCTTTCGTTTATGCTAGTGTTATAGAAAACTGAAGTGTGTGGTATATTTTTATCAATAATAACTATTTCTACTAAATTATCAATTTCAGTTTTTTCTGTAACTTCTTTTTCGACTTCTATACGAAAATTAGTTTCAGGGTATATAAAATTTTTATTATCAAACGTAATACTTCCTAAACTACCAACGATAACCTTTGTTGATCCGTCTTTCGCTAAATATTCTTTAGGTTGATAACTTGTGTTTTTGATATGATTTATTAACTCTGCAAAATCAAATTCCTTTGTCACTTTAATTTTAACCATTCATAATGCACTCCTTATTTATTGATTAGGTAATCCGTAACTCATTAACTCGTTATATAATATGTCATCTTGTAATTCACTTATTAAATTGCTTACTTCTTTATGCGTCATAGCTTTTATTTCTTTACGACTATAATCGGTAAGTGACGTTTGTCCTTGCAAACTACAAACGTATTCAACTTGTTTATCTGTTGCCATTCCTTATACACTCCCTGTTCTTTTTAATATCGTTTTCACTAACTTTCATCGTCACTCTGTTTCCTGCTATCTTAACCACAAAGCCTTTAACACCTATCTGTCGTAACTCCTGTTGTATCTGGGTAGGTGTCTTGCCTTGTGTGTTGTATCTGTATCTTTGGTTGATTGTGTCGGATAGTATCATGCGTTCATCTTCTCGTATTCGTCTGCCCACATGTACATCAATCCATCACTTACATGTTTACGGTTGCACTTTCTAGCAATGTTGCGTCTGTCGATGAATAATACTTTTCCAGCTTCTACTGTACTTGCGAATTCCTCTACAATTTTGTTGTCGCTATCTACTAGATATACCGGTTTAGATACACCTTTATTTCTTCGATACACTCTATATTTCTGTAATGTAGACTGGAATAAGTTATCTGCAGTAAAGTTGTTGTATCTACTATCTTTCGGATATGCGTGTAATCCGTTTTTCAAGTTACCGATAAACGTTTCATATACAATATCTGCTGCACGATACTTCTTATTCTTATAAATAACTGTGGAAATACCGTTACATCCATTCGCAAATTTATATTTACCATCAGGTCTTTTCATTCTGCCTAAGTTACTCACGTATAGGTCGCACTTATCGCTATACTTCCAAATTTCATCTTTTGCTACAACTTTTTCGTTAAACTCCTGTTTCTTATTCACTTTTGGCATAGTGTCGGTGAAGAAGCACTTCAACTTATCGTTATATGTGCCACGTTCCTTTTGGTACCAAAGTGTGTTGAGTGGAATACCTGTAATGTTGTGCAAATGAGATAGTTCTGTCTTAGTCACTGTGTGGCTAAATGGTTCGTACATATACACCATAATTAACCCTCCCATTTCTCAAATGCTCTGTTTAGATACCAACGCGCCTTGTCTAAATCTTCTTTTCCATTCTTACGATTAGCTCGACTGATATATTTGATTGCGTTACCAATGGCAAATGCTAACTCTGGTTTGTAATCTTTAGTGACCTGCTCTATGAAATCTATAATTTCTATATTTCCATACGTGTAATGCGTTGGGTGGTTAACCTTGTCATCTAACGTCTTTTCTACTTCTTTACTAGTTGGTCTAGGCACACTGATAAAGTCATAGTTATCGTCTATTTTAATAGTGCCAATACCATCAACTTTTACTACTGCGACGTATTTTAAATAAAATACGTCTTGGTATACGTTCAATACTTGCCCATACCTTTGCTTGTTGTTGCTATCAGAAAATTTTATATATTCTCCTATACTTAAATCTCCAACACTCATGATCTAACCACCTTTCTAGGGAATATGTCATTCTCCATAAGATGCTTGCACCATTCACCACGAGGGTGTTTTTGAGGTACTGTGAATAAATGTGGTTTCTTACGTTTCAGTTCTTGTAATCTTCGTTGTTTCATTCTTTCTTTATAACTAGCGATTTCGTCCTCTTTAGGTTTTAAACTATCCCACTCACTACGTCTTACTCCAATAGGTGCTTCTATTGCATCTTCAAACTTCCAACCAGATGCTAATCTTTGTCTTAAGATATCGGGATTGATATCTGCTTCTTTCATTTTCTCTACTACATCTGGTGTAATAGAGAAGTATTTATTTTTAACTCTCATTTTTGTCGATTCCATTTACTCCACCTCTATTAATTCAACTAGTTCAAAATCTTCACTCATTAACTCTTTTTCAGGGTTCTTACTGATTAAATCTAAAATGCGCTCTTTTTCTTCTTCTTTCGTAATACGATTATTTATCCATACTGGGTATTTACATCTAACTTTCATTGTTGCTTCGACTGTGACTGTTTCTTCTCTGTTAGCCATTACTCATCACCGACCAATTCGCCATCTTTCCAGATGAGTGTATGCGTTCCATCATCGTTGATTAGATGAATAGTTCTTGTATCTATAAAATGTTCAATATTCTTATCAACAATGTTTTTAATCGACTGATTTTCACGAATAACTGCTACATCTCTGCCGCTTTTTCGATCAAAATTGATTTGTAAACACATAGGGAGTATTGTTTCTTCCGTAATTTCTTCCTCAACTTCGACAGTGAAAGTGCCTGAATGCGGGTCATAACTTATAACTTCATTTGCAGTTATTTCTGGGTCGAATGAGTAGTTTTCTTCGTTGTAATTAAACGTATAACCGTCCAACTCCACTTCAGTTTCTTCCTTTTTCAATAATTCCATTAAAAATGCTTTAGGTCCTAATGCTACTCTCTTCTTAATCTTTACCATTCTTCATCTTCTCCTTCTTACGCTTTCTGCGTACCTTAATTAGTTCTTCATACGTTATCCATTCAAGCCCTGTGTACTTAGGTGCTTTGCATATCCATGTAAGTTTAATTTTTGGATATTTATGTCTAAACATTTTCGCTTTCAACTTCGCTACTTCTGTTGGCATTCCTTTTACGTCTATGACTTCAAGCAGCTTGTTATCTTTCCATAGCGCAAAGTCAGCTATATATTCTGTTTTACGTTGGTTATCAAACTTAGGTATCAACTCATATCTAGGTTGTAATTCGATATGATCATATTCCTTGCCTAAGTTACGTTCTAAATATTGGTAGTAGTCACATTCAATTTTGCTATCGAACACGACACCTTTATATTCAACTTTTTTAGAATTGTATTTACTCAAAGTTCCACCTCAAAATAATAATTCGTTAATTGTCATTTGTTGTTGCAGTTCTTCTTTTCTGAAAAGCTTATGTTTGCGTTTCAGTTTTTCTAGTTCATCTTTCGTTACTGTTCCTGAGAATGTGTTTCTAAAGTGTATGCCTGCATAGTTACCTAATTTATAAGTATCTTCTCCTAACGGTGTTACACTACACATCTCCCAACCGTCAATTTGATACAACATGTATTGCTTTTTAAGTCCGTCGATAAGCCCCATCTGGTTGCCTCCATTTCGTTTCATTCATGATTAATTCCTGAACTTTTTCATATTCGTCAAATGGTGATATCGTTTTGTTTTCTAACAAACGTTTAACTGCCCAGCCTGACTCAATAAGCGTCTTAGCTATTAATGGGTCGTTTTGATAATCTTCTCGATACATAACGCCTAACAACTTTTGATATTCAACTACTTTCATGTGAAGAACCTCTGCGTTTTCTTGTAGTATTCAAACTCAACTACACCTGTTTCTCCGTCTTTATTCTTTGCGATGTTACATTCAACAATTGACTTGCCTGAGTCATCAACATCATCACGGTTGTAGTAATCATCTCGATATAACAACATAGCTAAACTTGCATCTGCTTCAATCCCACCTGCTTCTTTCATGTCAGATAGCATAGGTCTTTTGTCATTTCTTGTTTCTACACCTCTGCTCAATTGAGATAGCAACACAATAATTGCACCTGTTTCATTTGCAATAATCTTCAAATCTCGCGATATCTTTTCGATACCATTACGACGATCTAACTTACTGTCTGTCTGCATAAGTTGTAAGTAGTCAATGAAGATAACCTGTTGCACATCTTTGTTTTTCATCGCTTGTTTACGTATATCATGTGTAGTAATATTGCTTTTATCGTGTATATCTATATCAAGTTTGAGTATTTTGTCTGCTGCAGTTGTTAAACGTGTTAATTCATCCGGTTCTAAATCTTTAATTTCTTTGATACGAGTTAGTTCTATCCCAGTTTCTGCTGATAACATCCTTTTCAATACAGACACGCCAGTTGTCTCTAGACTGAAGAATGAAGTTTTATAGCCTTGAGACGCTATATTAAGCATCATATTAAGCGCAAACCCCGTTTTACCTACTGACGGTCTCGCAGCGATTACAATCAACTGTGTAGGCTCTAAACCACCTATTTTGTAATCCACCAGTTTATAACCTGTATTGATTTTTTGTTTTGGTTCTTCGCTATATAATTCTTCGACAAAGTGATCTACAATTTTTTTAGTCCCACTTTCTTCACTTGCACTAATTAAACTGACCTTTTGTAGTTTGTTAAGCATTTCATCAAAATTTTGTATATTCGGATCAGAATTGAATTCTTGTAATACGTTTTGCGTACGCTCTATTTGATAAAGATTGAGCAAATCTTGTTGATATCTTTCAAAGAATCCGTAACCTATAAATTTTGAGTTATACAAATTTGAAATGGTGTCCATATCTAGGAATGACTTATCTTTTGTGGTTTTTAAATAGATTTCGTTATGATCTACCTTACCGACTTCGAATACATATTCCATAAATGACTTCATACCATCATGTGAGAACATTTCCGGTCTCACACGTAACTTCTCAATTATGTCCGGTTTTTGAAGTAAACTAGCAACGATTGTACTTTCGATTTCATGACGTTCATTCATCGTCACTCACTCCAAACTCACTTAACTTCTTTCTGAAGTCGTCTAATATCTTTTTACGTTGTGCTACGTATTCTGGATCATTTTTCATTCTCCAACGATGTCTAGCAGTTTTTTCGTCGACAGGTTCTTCTTTTACGACTTTGACTTCTTTCCTCATTATGTTTGGAATACTAGGTGGATAAGGATTAGCATCATTGATATATTGCATTACTGTTTTTTTAGTCGGTTCATAATCCCCGTTTTGGCTCAAAATGTTAACCCATGTTTCTAATTTAGGTCTGTCAAAGTCAATGTTGTATACATGTCTAATTGTCTTAATTACTTCTAGGGCTTGTTGTTTAGTCATAGGCATTAACTTTCATCTCCTAGCTCTTTCTCCATTTGAGCAATTACATCATCTGTTACAGATTTTTTATTTTTAGGTTTAATTTTATTTTCAGCCTCTTTTTTATTCTTAACGTTCTCTTTAGCCCAGTTGTTTAACACTTTGATTAGGTAACCTGCATGACAACCTTTGTCTTTTGTATAATTAGTAGCTACCTCAACAACTTCATCTGCATGTTCCCCAATATCATCAACTGCATATCCTATCTGTTCCATCTGATGAGGAGTTAAGTTATTATCAAGGTTATTCATGATGTAATTAATTGAATTTTTAAAGACGTCGTCACTTCTATCTTCTTTATTCTTTTTCTTATTCTTATATTCTTCTTCTAATTCTTCTTCTGTATCGTTACGTAACGTTACTGTAACGTTATTCTCTAGTTGTTTTTGTTTTTCTCTATATCTTTGTTGTCGAAGTCGGTTCTTTTCTCTGTGCTTACTTTTACTATCTAAGCTTTGATGTTTTTCCCAATTAGTTACTTTAAAGACACCATTCACTTCTTCAATCATGCTTAGCTTTTCGAATGTTTGTAACGCTAATCTTATTGAATTGATAGGTCTATTAAATTCGTTAGCTAACATTTCTTCATTATAGGGTAGACTTTCGGATAACATAATGTATCCTTGTTCGTT